GCATTCGCATTATTAGGAAGCGTAACTTCAACCAGTGGCGTAGTGCCTAGCACATTGCCAGTAAATATTTGTCCCGTTGCGGACGAGTCAATAGCAGCTAAGTTAGGCGCAACGGACGCAATCAACAAGTTATTGAGCGATGTGGAGTCAAACATCACATCAAACATCCAAGTGTTATTGTTGTCCGTGACTAGCGCATTGGAACCATTAACCATATTAGTCGTTGTTGCCGTAATCGTGGTCAACGTGGTAGCTACCACAAAGCCGTTACTAGCTGAACCCCCTGATAGTGCTGTTATGGTTATTGCACTACCTACTGCGACTGCCGTGTAATCTGGACTAGATGTGTGTGCTGTAATATTGGCAGCAACCGCTGTAGCGGTAATCGCTAACGTTGTATTGAACGCTACAGAACCTGACGTAATGGTTACCCCATTAACTGTAACGCTATCTACCGATCCTGCTGCACCGCCTGTCAGTAATACCGTGCCTGTCGCGCCAACGGTTACGGGCGTACGGTCGCTAACTACTGACGGGATAAATGAGCTATTGATGGTAAACCGCTTAATAGTGTCGCGTGAACCTGCGTGCGTATAGACTAACTGGTTTTGCACGAAGTTACTTAGTCCTCTAACAATCTGAGGTAAGTATAAAGAGATAGCCCGATAACCCCATATTTTACGGGGTAAGCCACGTTGGAAGCGTACCCATGAACCGTCAACGTAAAAATCCCCTTCAAAGACCGTTCCGTCTCTTTTAATTCCAGCACCAGACTTCAGAACGACGACAGAAGCTGCCATTAGAATATGCCCCCACTAATCGTTCCAGTAATAAAGGACGTAACCGCAGGGACAACATCTGCCCCATCGCAATAGGCAATGGATCGTAAATCTTGTGTAATGATAAGTGGGCTAATCTGAGTAGCCGTGGCTATACTTAACGTAAACCCACCTGTCGTATTATTGAATACCCAGTACTGCTGAACGGTAGCAGGGACGATCACCTTGATATTAGCTGTGATAACCCCTGTGAACTGGTAGGCAATACGGTTAAGTTCATTGCCCGTTAAAGTGTAATCTACAGCACCACCTACGTTAATTTCCGTGTAGTCGAAGGCGAATATAGCGGATTGACCGAAGCCTACGGTATAGAAATTGATGCTATTATTAGCGATTAACGCAGAGTCTCCAGGACTAAACACTAGGCTGTTAGACTCATTGATAAGGGCTATACCCGTAGTGTCTACCGTTAATGTGCCATTACCCGTATTACGTATATATACGTACCATGCTTGATCTAATAAGGTAGGGTCTGGCAATGTGATAGTGCCTGAGCCTGCTGATTCCCAGTTAAAGAATTGAGCATGGTCGTTAGCCACTAATACAAGGTCTGTGTCAACATAAGTAACAATAACAGCGGACTCTAGTTGTGAGCCAAGAGCTCTTAGACCATGCCCAGCCAATGCTGCTGCGTTAGCGGTTGAGGTTGCTGCACCAAATTGATATTGACGCCAAACGCCTGCTTGCGTCGTATTGGTTGCTAGGTAGATCTGCCACTGCGTCCCTGCTGGAACGGATACAATAGGAATGCTGTTATAATCAACAACACTGATAGCCACTGCCGTACGGTTGTTAAATAGTATGGTTTGTCCGACAGACACCAGCATAGCGTCTGGCACTTTAATCGTCCAACTTGCTGATGTTGAGCTTGTTATCTCAACAATCTCAGACGCTAGTGGTACCCCTAATGGCGCCTCCGTTGGCCACTGCAAGACGACATTAGCCGTCATGTCCAATTTAGTGAGAGCTACCTCGGTTGGATAGATGGTCGAACCCGTAAAGACGTTGGTGTAACTCATGCCTCCGTCCGTACTGCGTTACGATCTGTTATTTTCTTAAGGTCTTCGGTATTAAGCGCATTGGCAGCAGCTTGATAGAACCCTTGCCACGTAGTAATACGATCGTCATTCTTAAGGAATGGGGTAGCCTCTAACAATGCCCCGTAAAGTAGCAAGTTAGGCGCATAATCGGTTAGCCAGTTAGTTTGTTGGGTGTCATCCAGCAACGCGGGCAATTCATAGTACAAGACCTCAAGGCTATAAGCAGCATTTGGGGTAGGTACCAATAACCAGTGCGTGTAGTCATAATCTGCGTAGAACTGGGGTTGCCCCGTTTGCGTGTCATCTGGCCAGTAATTACGACAGTAATCATAGGAACGGGTGAGCACAGGGGTAACGGTATTGCCTGTCTTGGTTGTCATGCTGATGGTGTCACGCCAGCGGTCTGGCTTGGCATAGGTACTAACCCCGATGGACAACGGAGTAGTTACGGCAACGATAAACCCTTGGATCTTTAAGTCACGGGCAATACGACGTTCAGCCATATTGATAAGACGAGGCAACTGCTCGTAAACGTACGGATCGTCTGCTAGTGTGAAGCCACGTTCCAAGTACCTGCGAAGGTCTACTTGGAGGCTGGCAAAAGTCATTGCATAAGCCATGTAAAATTCCTTAGTTACATGTCTCCTTATTCAGCAGACGATTTTTAATAATTATAACCCGAAAAACTATTTAGGAAAACCTATTTAATTTCGGTGCTGTTTTCGTACCAATCTATCAGTGCGTTTAACTGGTCACGGACTTGTTTATACTGCTCGAAGTTTTCGATGACGTTGGTGAGTACTTCGGTATCAGTGGCACTGGTTGTGCTGGGCGTTTCAGTAGTTCCTGTGGGGGCTGTGGGCAAGTCGCTGGTGAGAGCACTGTTCCACACGCTGAGAGCAGTACTGTCAGCAAAGCAAATTCGGTTATCCGTAACATGAGGCACCTTCCCTTTCAAAGTTCTATACTTAATGACTTGTTCAGCTTGCTGGGTTTCAAACTTTACTGCAACTTCTCTAGCATATCTATCATACGCTTGCTGTAGGTCTATGGTTTCTTGCAATGCCTCTTTTAAGTTAGCATCGTACTTCCAGCCATGAACTGTCCAGCCAGTGCAGAAAGCTGTGAAAATAGCCCCTGCTATGAGTAGTATTTTAACATTAAGCGGTAGCATCGGCATTCCTCTTACCTTTCGCAAAGTTATCTGCGGTGTGTCCTGCTACCAACGCAATCACGTTAAAATTCACAATGCTAGTAAAGTCACCACTGGTTAGTTTACCCACATACAACAACGCAGCAGACAGCAGGGTTAAGCCTACTGCAAAAGCAAACCGTCTTCCGCCTATGCTGTAAAAGTTCATGTTATACCCGTTGTGTAGTAAGTATGCCCATGCTCAAATCGTGCTGTTAGTAACTGCCGTCTGTTCTGTGGGTCGCAACTAATATGTACCCAAGTGCCTTCATAGATTAACTGGTCAAATTTAAGATTACTCTCCGCTATCTTTTTCGCCACCTCAATCGGTTTACCAAACCCTGCACAAGTGAAATCAGCGGCATAACCCCGTACGTGAGCAGATGTGTCGTTGCTTCCAATGTGACGATTAAGAGCAAGGCTACGATAACCAGAGGATATATGAATAGAATGGCTACCCAAAATGGTACGGACTTGCTCAAGGAGCGCAGCCAGCATACGAAGGTTTTCCACCACCTTTTCGTTGGGGGTGTTTTTGATACCTTGGCGTGTAGCTGTCTGTGATGCGGTAAATTCATCTTGAGAAAAGTGGTCAGACAACATTATTTATGTTGCTCTAATATGAGTACACGTTTGTCCAAGGATGAGTCTGACACATGTAGACCTTTAATATCAGCTAAGTACATACCCATGAAGTAAATTAAACCTGCTTGCACAATGGCTAGGCAGACAGAGATAACGTTCCACATCCCACGACCTTTGTTAAGCAGGGCATTGTTTTCTTCGGTGCGTTTAGCTACCTCTACCATGTGCCTTTTTAACTGAGTGTCCGTGTCATTCACAGCTTGTGTGTTCGCCATGAGACTGATGTTGATGTTCTGCAAGACTAGGAGTATCGCCCGTGTTTTGGGGTCATTCTCCTGCTTGATTAAATCGTCAATCTCAATCTTACCACCGTCATCATGTCGTCTCATAAATATCTCAGTCATATCGTTCTCGCTATAGTACCGTAACCAATAGCACACCTGCTACCCCACCCAAACTCGTAGCCACCCAATCCCAAATGTCTGCTGTGTGCTTATCAGGATTTAGGT